TGAAACACATTCGATTTCGAAGTAGGCAAGTTGTTCGTTGTTCTCGTAGAACTTGGTGGAATAGGCTATGGAGGTGGTTGCGGTCGTGGTCAACACCATCTTGTTGTTGACGATGATTTGGAAGTCGCTCATGGGCGCGGTAATCAGCTGCAACCTCTTCTTGTAGAGGGCCATTTCCTCTTCACTGTTCGCCAGAATGTAGCCCTTGATTGTTACATCCCTGGTTCCGTATACACGAGAAGTGATTGTCTTTCCGTTCTGACCCGCTCCCGCGTATGTTGTGAAGTTCGTATCCACGTAACCCAAATCAATTGAGTTGATTACGTAGTTAACCCCGTCGAAAACGACGGTTGCTTCCCTTTCTGGCGAGTAGAACTTGTAGCTCTTTCTGGTGATTCCCAAGACTTCCTCCTTTCTATGCTATTGCCAGTCTCCGCATAGACTGCCTGAACTCGCGTGCGGATTGCTTTTCAGACAGGGCTTGCGGACTGTAGTTATTTACGGTGATATTGTTTTCAACCATCTGTTCTGGTTGTCTGCTGCTGTTGGAATTGTTTATGAGGGAAAGTTGTTCTGCCTGGGTGATGGTGGCGGAAACGTCGAAGTTGTAGTCGCTGATTTCCGCCGCGATTCCGTCGAGGGTCTTCTTCAGGGCTGGCATGGATTCTTCAAGGCCAGTCTGGAGGGATTGCATGATCCATCCGCCGTTCTTGACCAGCAAACCAAGGTCATATTCCTTCGGGCCTTTGTTCGCCGCAATCCAGTCACCGATTCCGCCGACGAAGCTTTTGACATCCTCCCATTTCTGCTTCAGACCGTCGAGGAAGCCAGAGAGGATGTTCTTGCCCGCGTCGAGCAGGAGGTTCCCTAGGTTGCCCAAAGCACTTAGGATTTTGCCTGGCAGGTCGCGGAACCATTGGAGAACATTGTTCACGCCGTCTGAACAACCCTGCTTGATGTTGTTCCAGGCATCGGAAACCTTGGTCTTTACGTTCTCCCATGCGTTGGACCAGAAGGTCTTGATTTCCTCCAGTTTGTTGGAGATTGCGGTTTTGACGTTGTTGATTGCGTCGGAGATTGAGGTCTTGATGTTGCCCCAAATCTCTCCCGCCTTGTCTTTTACATTCTGCCAAGCATTGCCCCAGAAGGTCTTGATTTCGTTGAGTCTGTCGCTAATCCAGGTCTTGACCCAATCGATTGCTCCAGAGACGGTTGATTTGATAGTCTCCCAAACATCACTTGCCGCTGTGGAAATGATGTTCCAAACTTCTTCCCAATCTCCGTTTATCGCGGCCATTACCACGTCAATAATGCCTTGGATTACACCCATTGCCGTTTCGATGACAGTCTGGATGATGCCCCAGACCGTTTCGACAACAACCTGGATGACAGGCCAAATGGCTTCCCAGATGGAACATAGAACATCGAGTGCGGCTGGGATGAATGTCAACAGCCAGTCCGCAATCGTGGTGAAGAGTCCGATTAAAACCCCAAGGATTGGAGTCACCACGGCTGAAACCACGGACCAGACCGTCTGGAAGACCGTTCCCGCTGTTTCGAGCGCGGAAAGAAGTAGACCTCCAAGGAAGGTTGCCAGTTCCCCAAGTATGCCGAGGATTCTTTCGACCACTGGCCGCATATCCTCCATGAACTGTCCGAGTCTCTGGAAAGCCTGTCCGAGAACGTCACCGACGATTGCGGCAACCGATTCGAAGGTTGGCTGCATGTCCGTGAACCACTGGACTATACTGGAGACTACGTTTCCGACGATTTCACCGATCATGGTGAAGACTGGCTGTACCTTCTGCCAGAGGTTGTCAACCGCGTTGCGGAAGTCCTCGTTGGAGTTGTAAAGGGCAATGAAGCCAGCCACCAGACCTGCTATCAAAGCAACCACCGTGAGAATCGGGTTTGCGGAAAGAACCTTCCATAGCTTGCTGAACCCCTCGACTGCCTTGTTGGCTGTGTCCGCAATCTTCAGGCCAGCGAAAAGGGTCGTGATGGTCGCAAGGACACCAGCGACACCTGGAATCAACGCTTCTATTCCGCCGATGATGTTCTGGACACCTTCGGGCAGCTGTTCTTTGATTTTCTCCCATAGTTGCGGGAATTGCTCTTTGATGTTGTCAAGGATTCTGGTGACTGCTGGGATGAGGTTGCTCAATGCGGCACTACCCGCAACTACAAGGTCATCCATCAGCTGCTCGAAGTTAGCGTTCTCGTCACCAAGGCTCATGACGAAGTTTGACCAGGCGGCTTTGGTCGCGTTCATGGAACCTTCGATGGTACCCAACGCTTCCGCTGCGGAATTGCCCGCAATACCCTGGTTCTCCTGGATTACATGGATTGCTTCGATAACGTCGTTGAAGTTGCCAATGTCGAACTTCCTACCCGCGATCTGTTCCGCATCAGCGAGAAGTTCCTCCATGCCAGTCTTGGTGCCTGAATAGCCCAGTTTGAGGTTGTCCAGCATGGTGTAGTTTTCCTTAGCGAAACCTTTGTATGCGTTTTGAATGTCTTCCATAGAAGTACCGAAGATGGATGCGTTGTCCGCCATGTCCTGGATTGCAAGGTCGGTAAGCTTTGCGGCTTCAGTGGTGTCTCCGTTGAGGGATTTGATTAGGCTTGCGGCCAGGTCGGTAGTCATGTCCAGGTATTCGTTGGAACTCATGCCGGCCGTCTTCCAGGCGGACTGTGCGTAGGAAAGCATCTCGTCCGCGGAATTGCCGTAGAGTTTGCGGATGCCGCCTTCAAGCTGCTCGTAGGTGGCGTAGGAATCGAGCGAGGATTTGGCGATCGCCGCAACGCTCGCTGCCACCGCCGCCGCACCTGCCGCCGCCGCACCTACAACCTTGCCCAAGGCACTGGTTACATCCTCTTGTGCCGCGGCAAGGGATTTCGAATCTTCCGCGGCCTTCTTGTTCGCGTCACCCAAGGCTTCGGTCTTTGCCTTGGTGCCTTCTAAATCTGTATCTGTCGAACCCTTGTCAACCTTCAATTTGATGAGAAGGGTACCTAAATCTAACATTTGCACCTCCTAAGAGAATTGCTTTCTTAGAGATGCCTTATCAGGTGCTGTCTGATTTAACGTCCAACACTTTTCAAGGTAGTCTTGACCGTCCTGTGTCTCTTTGAGTTTGAGAACGAGTGCATCCCTCTGCAGCCTGGAGAAAGTGAGAATGTCCAGTTCCAGCTGTTGCGGATATGGGATTCCGAATTTCTGCCAGATAAGGGAGTTGCCTTCGTATTTGCAGTCAAGATAGGGTTTCGGTTCCTCTACTGTTGTTGGACAGTGAGGAAATTTACCTGTTCCTGAACTTCCTTGACGTAGTAGTTCATGTAGTCGGAAATGACCACGAGTGCAATTGAGAAGTCGTAGTCTCTGGCTATGTCCTTCTTGTCGAAGATGATGCCCGCGTCGTTTCTGTTGAGAACCATTGTGAGTAGATCGATGGAGTTCTTCATTGCAAGCTCTGTGTCGTCACCTAGTGCGGCTACTGCTTCGTAAAGACCTTGGGTTGGACGTTTCAAATTGAGGACGGTTCCATCTAGAAGTTTGACCTGATAAAGCTGTCCTGTAAGTTGTGTGAGGTCTAGCATCGTTGCTCCTTTCGTTATTCCACGAACCCTACTGGTTCTTCTTCAGGCTCTGGAATGTCAATGTCTGTTTCTGTGTACTCTCGATCCTGGTCGATGGGGTCGTATGCTTCCTCATAAAGAACCCCTTCCCTTTCGATGAATTTGTTTGAATCGGAGTATGTATACTTATATTGTTTTTTACCAAGGGTGATTTCTTCTGTTTTGACCATTGTTGTTACCTCCTATCCGCATATTTCTGGATAGTCTTCAATGGCTCTGATTTGGTCCGCGAACAATGACCAGTTGGTGGCTTCCTTGTACTGTTCCACCAGGTCTTGCGGCACGTAGATATATCCAGTCCCTAATGCAATGGGAGTGGAGGTGAATGCGTTCTTGTTCGATAGGGCTGGAACACCGTCCGCATACCTGAGAATCAATGTATTCAGTGATGAACAAGAGTAGAATGCGGCACCGCCAATGCCGTTAGACAATGAACCAAAATCCAGCTTCTTCAATGAATTGCAATTCCACATAAAATTTTCGCCGCACCATTGAAGTTTGGGGAAGACGGCTTCTGTTAATTTCGTACAATTATAAAAGTCGTAACTACTGCTGCTGTATGAACTACCAGCACCTTTGATTAATTCATCCATGCGGATAGAAGTTAATTGTGTTTCGTAGAAATTGTATCCTTGTGATATTTCAACGATTTTGGGAAGGTACACTTCGGCAAGTGATTTTGCCTTCATAAAAACACGTCCGCTTAGAACCGTCGCATTTGGCAGATACACCTTGGTTATATTGCTGTTGGAAAAACAAAAAAGACCTACTTTGGTGACATTTGCGCAATCCAATGTTTGTACGCTGGTATCGCAATAAAAGAAATAATCTGGAATTTCCAATATGTACGGGTCAACTAGGTCGGTTATTTCACCGTTCGCCCATTGCGATATGGTGTATTCTCCGTTACTTCCACCCGCGCCAGTCTGTATGGACTGGATTGCGGTTGGCATCTGGTCCAAGGTCATTTTCTCCGATGTACCAGTCTTCTCCCTGATTGCGTCACCGATCGCGGCCAGTTTGCTAGTAAGTGCCATTCTCAACAACTCCTAACTGCTGGTCGATGTAGCTATTGATTTCTTCCTTGTCCGCGGAAGTCCAGTAATCTACACCCTTCACTGGGGTAGTTCCGTTGGTTCCGTCCTTGCCGTCGGCTCCGTCTTTTCCTGCGGGACCTGCTGGTCCTTGCGGTCCAACCTCTCCCTGCGGGCCAATGGCTCCAGTGTCTCCCTTGTCACCTTTTGGGCCTTGCGGACCTTGCGGTCCAGTTTCTCCCTTATCGCCTTTGTCACCCTTGTCACCCTTGTCACCCTTCTGGAGTGAAAGGTTGTGGCAGTATTCGTAGAGTTCGTCGAAGGATGACTGCAACTGGCTGAACTGCCGCACCTCTTCTTCGTCTACCACGTAATCGTCTGGCTTGGGTCTTGTGTTGATGTAGAAGAAGACACGTTCTATGCCGCCAGTCTCCCTCTGCTGCCAGGCGATGATTCCCGCGTTCTGTTCCAGGAGCTTGTTGGGAATCTTTGCGGTTCCGTCTTCCACGATGGAGACGAAGGATTCGTTTGAACCCAATGCCGCGAACGTGACTGGATAGATGGAGTCCGTGGCGACGTACCTGTCCTGGTCCCATTGCCATAGAGGTTCTGTTATCTGAATCATGCTCAACTCCTAAGAAAAAAGGGCCGCAGCTGGATGTGCGGCCCTTGGCTGTTTAGTCTTCGGTTACGCTGGAAGAAGGTAGTTCCTCGCGGTATTCGATGAGTGTGCCGTCATCGTCCATTGGGAGAGCTGTGAACTCTGCGTCGATGACAGTCTCGGAATCCTTGGCAAAGGCAATCTCGAAGCCAGCTTCGTTGGTGCCGACGATGGTGATGCGGATGTCACCCTCGGAATCGTTGTGAACGAAACGGATGACGTACTGGGTGCCGTCGTAGTTGCCAACGCCGCCGATCTTGACGACACGCTTGTCGGTATCGTCGGAGACACGTGCGGTTGAACAAAGCTTCTTTAAGGTGTTGCCGTCCCAGGTCATTACGCCGCTCTTTAGGGTGACAGTCTCGGAGGTAATCATCTTCTTGACTGCAATGCCGAGGTCATCCTGTGCGGTGTAGAACTCTGGCTCGTAGGAAAGAGTGGCACCGCCAGAAATGTAGCCGAGAATGTTGTCCTGCTTCTCGATGGCCGCATCGTCGGGGACAGTGCCGCTGAATTCGGTAATGTAAAGCTTGCCACTACCTAGAACAATACGCTTAGTCATGTTTTAACTCCTTGCGGTAATGTCGAAATAATCTATGAGTTGCGGAAGTCCCGTGTTCTCGTCTTCGAGGGAACCTCCGCCGTTATGTGCGATCACGCACCCGCAATTGGTGGAATCGCCAAGTGTAACAAGGCAATCCACAACCTTCTGCTCCAGCTCTATGGTCTGTGCGAAGTCCTTTCCCACCGTGCGGGTCTGCAGACGGTAGGTGGCAACAGCTCCGTTGTCGGATGCCCTGTAGAAGGAATAGTTGATTGCGGGAAGTGAATTGATTTGTTGTGAAGAGAAAGCTGTGGGTTGGATTCCAGTGGATTCCTTCACAACTGAAAGAAGGTTTCTTAGGTCCATTAGAACAACCCTTCGAATCGGTCAAATATGTCTGATTTATTCGCGTTGACCGCTGGTTCCAGGAACGGTTGCGGCTTGTTGCCGTAGGTCGTGACCCAACCCTTGGGTCCTTTGTACTTCCAGGGAACATCCTTGCGGCCAGTGCCTTTGCTGGAATAGAGTCCAGTTCCTATCTCGACGTAGGGTGCGTATTCCGCGTTGGAATAAACCACACCTTCCGTTCCATCTTCCTCAACATCGAAGTGGATGGAATTACGCAAGGCCCCAGTGCTGTTTGGACCAGGTGCCCGTTCAATGGCATCGTTCCGCACCAGGGCGCATGCGTCGCTCATCGCTGTTTTCAAATAATTGCTTAACCCAGACTTGATGAACTCGTCCAGGTTCGCAGCTACTTCGTTATCGTTCATCTTTTGCTCCTGCAATCTTCTGCAGGGTTAGGGTGACGAAATTGCGGGCGGGAACCACGCTTGTTACCTTTAGTCCATCAACCAACCATCCGACTTTAATTTCCGTGTTCATGGTGTATGCAGTATGCTGCATCTGCAAAAGTTCGAGGTTGTTTGAATTGATCGCAGAAGACACTAGGCTCGTCATGTATACGTCTGCGGTTCCCGCGTCCACATATTCATCCTTCATAAAGCCATATCCGTCATCTGCAGTTAGTGGTTTCTGCAGACGGACTGGCCGCATGCGTGAGTAGAACATGTGCCGTCACCTACTCCACCGTGCGGATTCGCTTGAACTTGTTGAGTTGCTTGTAGATGGGTGCGGAGTAGTCTGTGAGATAGCCCACGGAGTTCCCGCCAGCAGATTCCGATGCGTACCCTTCGGAATAAAGTTTGTTGATGTCCTCTGACACCATTTTAAGGAGGATGGATTCTGCCGTGTTGGGGAACTCTGCGAGGTTGCAATAGTTAATGAAAAAGGATTGCGCGTTCTCCATGAGAAGGCTCAATACCTGCTCATCTGTTGAGGGATATAGGAGTTTGAGTTTGTCTAACATCTATGCTCCTATTCGTTGGGGTTATTTGGATGCGCCGAAAGTGATCTTGACGCTGTTGGTGTCATCGACAAGGGCAATGAGGCCGTGGCGTTCGTATACTACGGTGTTGTCCTTGGTTTCAATGTCGCGGTCCTGCTCGACTGAACCCTCGCGCTTGACGAAGAACTTGACGGCTGCCTTCTCGGTTAGGTAGATGGTGCCAGCTGGAACCATCTTGCTGAAGATGCAGGGGATGCCAGCGACGGTGCCGAATTGGCCGCTGTAGATGATTTCGCCTTGGTTGGATGCGACGAACTCTTCGGCCTTGCGGACTGCGGTGCGGGCGTCGGCGCCCATGACCATGAAGAGGGAACCAGGGTCAACTTCTACGTCGATCTCGCCGGCTGCGTCAACGATGCCGTTGTAGGTGAGGTCGCCAGTGAGGGCGACGACGTTGGAGATTTTCTCTAGTTCAGCGAAGTACTCGGAGCGGATTTCGTTGCTCATGGTCTGTGCCGCGCCAGTGGTGAGAACGTTCATGATTTCGGGATCGACCATCACGTCCATGTCGTTGTAGTCGAAAGTCTGTTGATAACGGTTGACGGTGTACTTGACCTTCTCTAGAGTGACTTTGCCGCGGACGGTGTTCTTGGCACCCTTGGCAAGCTGCTCTACGGTTCCGCTGTAGGTGTACTTGTGGACGTACTTGTCAAGACCAGCGGACTCCTGTAACTGGGTGTCGATGGTCATGAGGGAACGACAGTCTAGGTTGGAATTAACGAGGTCGGTAATCTTGTTCTCGATAACAAAGTTATCGTAAAGCTCGTGTGCTGTAGCCATTGTTTACTCCTATTTCTGGGAAAGAGTTTTATACAGGTCTGGGTTGGTGCGGAAAAGCTCTGCCTGCTGGGTGAAGCTCATCTGCCTGAAGCTTTCCCGCGTAATGTTTCCATCGGGAGGTAGGTTCTTCTTTGGTGTGGAAGAAGCGAGTCTCTTTTCAACCTCGGCTTTTACCGATGCGTTGAACTCCTGCTCCAGTACCTTGATGTTGTCCATCATGTCTTCTGCGTCTTCTGCCAGAACGAGGGAGACTAGCTTGGTGGAGATGCCTTTGGAAGCGAGAACGTCGGATGCGGTGGCTCTGTTTTCCGCCATTGCAAGCTGCTTCTCCTTTTCCGCGATTGCGAGTTCACGCTGTTCTAGCTCGTGCTGGTAGCGTTCGTCCTCGTTCATGCGGGCAAGCTTCTCGGCTTCCTTGACCGCGGCTTCCTTCTTGCGTTCGGCCTTCTTCATCGCTTCTGTCACGCGCCGATCGGTTTCGCGCTGAAGTGCCGCGTCGAACTCCTCTTGCGAATAGGTGCGGACTTCCGCTGCTGCTTCGGTAGCCTGCTCCTGTGCGGTGCTGTTCATAGTTTCTTCTGCCATTTTTGAATAACCTCCTAATGAGTTTGCGGTCTTGCCGCACCCTCTTTCGAAACCTAAGTTGCAGGTCAAGCCTGCCCCTTGGTGCTTGTCATATATAAATGAAAAAAGGGATGGTGGATTAACCTAGATTTGCCCTACTTTTGCGGCAGACCTTCCAGGTCCTCCATCAGTGATTTGACGAACGAATTGCCGCCTTCCTGCTGGTAGCAATCGTACTGTTTCTTTATGTACTCCAGCGAATTGTAGGGGATGTATCCCATGTCCATGTATCGCTGGTGTTCCCGCAGTATCTCGCCGCGTATGCGGCATTTGTCGGATTCGACCAGGATTTGCATTATGTCCTTGATTTCCTGTATGTCCTGGTTGTTGCGTTCTATCGCGGTGCTGATTTTGCCGTCCGCGGTCTTGCGCTCGTACCATTCGTTGAACCTGGCCGCGCAGAACTCCACCACCTTGTAGACACCCATCAGGGCCGCGAATATAAGGGCCAGAAACGCAACTATCTCTTCGAAGCTGTAGGTGCTTATCAATTCCGTCATCGTTTCGGCACCTCCAGCTTGTAGGTGCAGGTGCAGTTGGGATGTTGCGGAATGAGGGATTCAAGCTCCTTCAGGGTGTACCTCTTGCCAGTCAACTCCTGGCACTGGTCGCAACAGTTGACTCCGTAGTAGATGCCGTGGGTGAAGCCCATCTGGGTGTATTTGTCGCACGATGCCTTAATCATTATGTGCGCCGATTCGGTGCGGGCAAGTCGGTATGCGTTCTTCTCGCTCTGTCCAGTCAATCGGCTAATCATGGTGGCAATCTCCCAGGGAGACTTGCCCTGGATGAACATGTCCTGCATGCCGTTTTCGATGCTGTTCATGAGAAGCTTCTTGTTCTTCCAGATTCTGTCGGAAAGGGTGAGTCCGTCGCTGCACCAAGCCTTGTCAACCAGGGTGTGTGCATCTATGGCATCGACGTTCAGGAAGGAAGAGGAAGGCCGCAATACTCCAGGAACCTCCTTCTCAATCTCTTCCTGGGTGAACTGGTAGACCTTGATTAAAAAGTCCTCTGTAATCTCGATTTCGTCCGCACCCAGTTCCCGCAGTTTTTCGTTGATGTGTCCGAGAAGCTCCCAATACCTGTTGTTGCGGTAGAGGTCGTTGATGATGTAGTTGTCGGATTCGATCTTGTCGAAGACCGCGTATATCTCGGCTTTCAATTCAACGGCTTGGTGCTGGTAGATTTCGGCAAGCTCCTTCTCCACCTGCTCCAGGGATTTTTGCCTGTTGTATTCGTTAGCGTAGTTGATGCGGTCCGCCCAGTAGCTATACTTCTTCTGACTCTTCTTCTTCATCGACACTCACCTCTTCGGTGGTGTGGTTGCTGAAGCTGTATACCTCCATGTTCTCCAGCTTTTGTGCCTGGACACGTTCGAGTTCCATAGGAACATCCTGGATGAACGGAATCTGGGCAAGCAACGTTTCGTCGGAAACAAGACCTCTCAAAGTGTTCACCATGCTCACGGTGTCGGAAATGTTTGAGGGAAGGTTGTAGCTGAACACTATCTCTATCTCGCATTCGTGGGAGTCAACGAGACGGAAGATGGAGTTGAGAAGGTCGATTCTCTTGTTCAGGGCCTTCCGCATCTGTGCTTCTATGTTCGCCGCCACGTTCGAGAAACCCACCAGCTTGTATTGAAGGGCAATTCCGCTGGAGACACCTTGGTTGAATTCCTCGCTGGAGAAGTCTGGGGAATTGCTGATGGTGTGGATGGATGCGTTGAGGTTGTTCAGAAGGTTCTCTATCTGGGTGTCGTTGATGTCCTTGGTTAGGTATGTAACATCGTCTTCCCCGTCGATTAGGATTGTGCGGGACTCCTTCATAGCCTGCAGGTCTTCCGCGTCCGCGGCCACGTTTTTGAGGACCATGTAGCAATCCACGAATGCTTCGAAGTCGTTCACCTCGTCGGAGAGAAGCTTGTTGTATGCGTCCTGCAGGGAGATGATTCTTTCGAAGATGGAACTGTTGTCCTCGTTGAGGTTGAAGATGACGAATGGAACCTCGTTGAAGTAGTGCTGTTCTGGTTCCGCCGCGATGGTGAAGCTGTTGAAACCTTCGTCGGTCACGTAGTGGAAGACCTCCGATTCGGTATAGAGATTGACCGCGTAGCTGGTGCGGAAGTCGTCGTCGTCCCAGTTGATGATGGGATAGAAGTACACGCAGTAGAGAAGGTCTTCGTCCAGGTCGTTCGCATATATCGGAAGGACCTGTTCAGGCTCGATGTTCTTGAACCTCTTCTCGTTGTTTTCGTTGACGTAGCAGAGTTCGTAGGCAACCCCGTTTATCAAAGCGGTTTTGAGGAAGTTGCTGTCGGTGTTCACTATGTCGTTGTCTTCCAGGATGTCCAGAAGAGGGGAGATGTCGCAATCGTCCTTTGCGGAATAGGTGATGGGTTGGCCCGTGAGGAAACCCTGGAAATTGTCGGTGATGGTCGCGCAGTAGTTCTTGACTATCTTGTTGTTGGGTCTGGTGGAGTCGGAGATTACGCGGCTCATTATCGCCTGTCCGCGTCCGTCGTAGTAACCCTTTGCCTTGCGGAAATAAGGTGCGCAATCGGTCTGGAATTTGCGCAGCATGCGTCCAAGGATCGCTGGTGTCAACTCCAGCTCCTTGTCGAAATAGAATTTGTAAATCGTAATCACCTCGCTATAGTGTGCCTTTTGGAAGTGTGCGTAGTTGGTGCCGCTTGCTCGTGCATTGCAGGGAGTACCGCAAAGCGTCGATACAATGGTTGAATTCGTCTATCGGTTCGTTTATGTATTCGCCAGTTGCCTTGTCCTTCTTCCACGAATAGTTCTCCAGCTCTTCCAGGAGATAGGTGCAGGAAGGGTCTACCACCAGCTCGTACTGTTGCAGTTCCTGGATGCCCTGGATGATGGAACCCTGTCCCTTCACCGAAGGTCTGATGCGGGAAATGCCCTTGCGTCTGATTTCCTCTATTGATTTCTGTTCCGCGGAATCCGCTATGATGGTCGCTTTCGAAAGCCCCATGAGCTTCAGTTGGTTCGCTATCTCGTCGTTGAGAAGCCCAGTCTGGTAGAACTCCCGCACGACGTAGATTTTCTTGTTCTTCTCGTCCAGAAGGGATTCGATGATTGTCGTTGCGTCGTTCACGAAGCCGAAGTCCATTCCCACCAGATGCTCCAGACCTTCCTTGCGCAATCGGTCCAGATCGAGGTCCTGCTTGCGGTAGTTGCCGAATATCTGCTTGGACAGGGAACCGAATTCCCCAAGGCAGTAGACTCGGTAGAAGTAGGGGTTGGTCCTCTTGTAGGATTCCAGGGCGTCGATGGTTGTCTGGTTGATGAACCTGTTGTCGTGGTAGGTGGACTGGTGGATGATGCAGTTGTCCTCCTTGCATCCCTCCTCGAAGAAATGCTTGTAGACCCAGTTCACCTTTGAAATGGGGTTGGTCATGAGGACCATCTGGTTGCGGAGCTGTCCGTTTCCTCTCAACCGCATCTTCAATTGGCTGAAGTCATCGAAGGTGACTTCCGAAGCTTCCTCTATGATGCAGTCGGTGATTCCAGGGATGGACTTGACCTTCTCGAAGTTGTCCAGCCCCATGAGAAGGAACTGGCTACCGTTGGGAAGGTCGATGGTCATGTTGGTCTGGTTCACCTTGCACATCTGGTAAATCTTGAACTGCTTCAGGGTCCGTTCCAAATCCTCCCAGCAGGACCTTCTAAGGTCCGTCGCTGATTTGCGGATGACCACGTATTTCCGCACATCTTGCAAAGCCCTGATTACGGCTCTCTGGAAGGAGAAGTAGGACTTCCCGCTGCCGCCACCTCCCACCAGAAGGATGGTGGAGTGTTCGTTGTCCGTTACCAAGGGTTTGAACGATTCGTTGAAGATTTCACCTTTTACGGTGATTCTCATAGGTCCAAATCAACAACAATGTTCGCGTCCGCGTTGAGGTTCACGTTGGTGGAGTTGTATCCGCACATGCTGTTGAGTTCCTTCAAGGCCGCGATCCTGTCCCTCTTGCCAGTGCAGGGGTCGAGGGCAATGTCCTGGAGTATCGCAATGTTAATGTCACGAAGGTTTTTGTAGGTGGCCTTGTTCTCTTCCCTGAACTTCTCGATGTACTCCTGGCACTTTGGGTTCTGGATTACCTTTGCCGCCGTGGTTCTGAAGCTGTCGTATTTGGTGTCCATTTCCCTGCCGTTGAGAATCATCCATCTCTCGTAAGCCCTGGTCGCGTTCTCGCCGCATTGGTTGACGTATATGTCCGCTATGGATTCATATGCGGAATCGGTTAACCTTGCCATTGATTTTCACCTCCTTAAACTAAAAAAGAGGGAAGGTGGATTGCCTTCCCTCCCAATCGAAAGGAATGGTTGCTAGACCACTCACTTAATTTGAAAGTTGTACGTTCTTTATTATTGTGTTTTGCCCTAGTCGTAGATTTCAGTGGCCAGGGGTGAAACGAGGTTGCTGAACAGATGGACGGTTGCGTCGGTGCGGAGTGTGCGGGCGCGGCCTATGGCCTGTTCCTGTACCTTCTGCATCATTTCCAACTGGATGCTGCGGAGTGTGGGGTCATCCCAAAGGAAGAGGGTGTGCGGAATCCCGTTTATCAGGACTTTCTGGTTGGTCTTGGTGGGATAGGTATATGGGAATCCGTTGGGGTGAAGGTCCTCGTATATGTCCAGGTACCAGTCGTCTGGGTAGTCGAACTTGCCCACGACGGCTATGTTCTTGCCTTTGAGAAGGTCCAGTCCCGCGCTGTTCTGAAGGTGTATCTGCTTCTGCATCTTGCCCAATGCGTCGATGTCTATCTTCACCGTCACCTTGCTCATTTCCTCGTCGAAGGATGCCACGGTGAAACCAGCCCGCATGAATGCTTCGTCTGTGTCCTTGAAGGAAAGGACGATGAGGTCATCTATCTGCTCCTGGGTGAGTTTCTTCTTCATATAGGGGATTATGTCTTCCCGCACCTTGGCGTTGCCGTTGCCCCTTGCGCCAGTCACGCCGCGGTACTGGATTACCTTGCCAGTCTGCTTGGTCTGCGGGATTACTACTGATTCGTCTAGGTTCATTGTGTCTCCAAAGTAAGAATTGAGGTATGCGGAAGTGGGTGTGGCCGTCATCATCTTCACTGGGATGTTCGAATAGTGGCAGTTGGGCAGCAGGTCGGATTTGTGGGTGACTCTGATGATGTGGTTCCTGTTCTTGTCGAAACCCTTGACACCAGTTCCTTTGAGGTTGAAAAGACCTTCTGGAAGGTTGTCCTGCTCCATGAATTCTTCGAAGTGGTCGTAGATCGCGTCGAAGAGTACCTGCATCGGTGAAAGGTCTATTACCTCTCCCCTCTCCAGCTTCTTGATGCCGCATGTCCAGTTGAAGAAGTCGTTGCGGGCCTTGTCGTTGTCGATGAACATAGCGAGCGGAATCAGTGATGCCACGGAAACCTTGGTGGATGTCACGAGTGCCTGTTCTATGTTTTCATCGATGACGATGTTGGCGACCTTGGCGGGAAAGTCGTTGACCCTGGAGATGAGTGAATGGGTCACGAGGAAAAGGCCGTTGGTTTCGTCCGATTTCAAAAGGTTCATGAACTCCCTCCACTCTGGGTCTGGCGTCTCCCTTCCGAGTCCCAGTGAAAACCTCTTCAGGTCCGTCTCGCTGATCTCGGATTTGGGCGAACGGAAGACGCAATCGGAACTACCTCCAGCCGCAATGAACCTCTCTTCGAATTCCTTGAGGTTCTGGTGGGTGGGTGCGGCATATATGACGGAACTGTTGAAGAAGTTGAATTCCTTTAGGAAACGGATGACATGCTCGGTCTTGCCGCTTGCGCAGGGTGAAACGTACATGCGGTTCTCTTTTGCGGAAAGGAACTGCGGCATGAGTTCTTCCTGAAGCCTGTCCATTTCCTCCAGGGTGATTTCCCCCTGGTCTTCCCGCACGATGTGTTTGCCCACGTTGGACTTGAAGAACTCCGCGAAGGTCATCCTCTGTCCGTTGTAGTTGACGATGCGGGGTGGCAGGTAGCTCTTCTCCCGCAACCCCTTGACGATTTCTTCTATTCCCCAGCTACCTGAATAGACTTCGGGGTTGTAGTAGAACCAGAGGTCGTTGGATATTGTCTGCTTCTTGGAATCGTGTCCGAGATGTGCGGCATTGGCCCACAAAGCCCTGCGTTGGCTGTATTCGAGCCTTTCGCCGTCTATCCATTTTTGCAGCAGAGCGGAATAAGGTGCCACCCTCGCTATCCAATCAGCTTCTACTTTGACTTGCTCGTTTGCGTCGAAGTCTTCCATGTATTCTTCTATTGCGAAACTCTTTTTGCGGTAGATGTCCCTGATTTTCTTGTTCGAATCTCCCTTGCGGAAGTCGGTGATGATGCCGCAGAAGCTCTTCACTGGAATGGGGTCCGCGTTGAACATGATGTGGCCGAGCTTGCCGCCGAACCACAACCTTGATATGTCCCTGCATGCGGCATCTGGATTGTACTTGCGGAAGGCGTAAATTAAAGAATCGAGTATCTCTTCCGCGTCTTTGGGGTAGTCGAGCTTTTCCAGGCACCATACCATGCGGAAATTGTAGCTACCTTCATCATCATATTTTTTATCATTTTTGCCACCCTGACCCCTACTATTGTTATATTCTCTTACAATAGTAGGGGTTTCCGTGGCACTTTTTGATGATTTATTTAACCAAATATCCTCGTCCATTGAGAAGGATGGATACACGAAGTTGCATGGAATACCCAGCGATTCCGCATATTCCGCTATTTCGTGCGGAGATGTGTTGATGTGGTCGAAGTCGAGGGCGAGGACTTGCACGAACTGTGCGTTGCTCTTCTTGAAACTTCTGGCCTGGTCTTTATATATTGCGGCTCTCCAGCAATGGCCTGTGCCAGCCTTGGCCGCGAACTCTTCAATTGAAATGTCTTCCAGCTCGTAGTTGTCTGGATTCTGCCAAGGAACAACATCCTTGGGTTTGGCACTTAATGCTTTGTTACCTATGGTAATTAACATAGTGTCTCCAATCTTTCTATTTAGTTTTTCAGTTGTTGTTGATTCGATTTCTTATATTCAGCCGTTGTAAAAAAACGGAAGGTAGACTTGGCCGAGCCTACCTTCCCAACAACCAAATATTAAGAAAGATTTTTATAAATAAATGAATTAAATTTACTTGCGGATTTAGCGAAGTTCTCCGCTAGGAGCAGATAGAAAAAGGAGGAAAGCTTTTGGCGTAAGAGTCTATCTGCTCTTAGCGAAGGGGAAGGTTGCGGTCTTCCCTATCGCCTGAAAAGGAAAGGAGATGAAGGGGTCAATGGCTCCAGACCCCTTCATCTATATATAATTTTTATAAGGTTGTTTTTATTCCTTTTTGTCCAGATATTTGGAAATTTTTTAAATCGCGTCCTCGTTGCCTTCCTGGAAGATGCCGATGCCGCGCAGCTGGATGTCGGGGTATTCCGTGAAGACGGTTTCCTGTGCGTCCGTGCAGATTGCCTTGGCGCGTTCCTGCTGGCCTTCGGGGAAGAGGACGAGGGTGAGTTTGCGGTTGATGATGCCGCCCATGATCGCGTCGCGGGCTTCCTCGTCGGTCATGTTCTCGATGCGGATGATGAGGTCCCAGTTCGGCTTGTTCATTGTGCGTCCTTTCGTTGTTCGCTTCCTTTGACGCTTTCTATAGTAGGTGCCGCACTGGACAGAAATTCCTCCATCAGGGTGCGGAGAAGGTTGGATTTTGAACGATTCATGGATTCCGCAGCTAGACCGAATCTTGACCATAGGTCCCTCGTCACTCTGAAGGATGCGACCATGAAGGTGTCGTTGTAGACGTACTTGGTGTTGGGGTTTGCCATTCAGTTCCTTTCGATTGGATTTAATTTATAATTTATTATAGCATTATTATGCACTTTTGTCAATAATCAAATACCTATTATCGATATAATATGCTTCAAGTTGCTTGTATTTTGCAAATTGGAGGTCGAAGTATTCCTGGCTCATGAGGTTGTTGGGGATGAAGAAGTTCTTCATGTCCGCCAATGCTTCTGCCGCAGCTGCCATTGCTTCGTCCGCGTTGTTCCAGGGGTCTTTGGAGCCGGAGTAGTTCCAGAAATAAGGGTCCATCTTCAGGTCCTTCATCTTGCGGATGATTTCCTTGCGGCCGAAGGTTCCCTCTGGAGTGTCGATCAGTTCGCGCTTGATTTTGTTGATAGCCATTGCAATCTCCTTTTCCGTTGGAATAAACAAATAGGTGAAGAGACTTTTCCTTTGTCCCTTCACCTATATATAAAAATTTCAACCTGTTTCTAACCACCTTTTGTCCAGATTCCAAGAAAATTTTTTTCTGGACAAAAAATCGTGGAAACCATCGTGGAAATTGCGGCCCTATATATAATAGCCGCAGCTAGATGAATTAGTCATCTATTCCCACTCGATAATAATTATCTTACTTCAAAGGTAAAACCCCAGTTGATAGGGTTATAAAAATGACAATCGCCGCGAAAAATCGTAGAAGAATCGTGTAAGCTTCAATTGTAGTTGCCGCAATTGGAGGTTGATTAACGTGTTCTACCAGACCGCAACCCTGGTTCCCTACACTAAATCCAAGAAGGGTAAATGGCAGGGTCTTCTACGATACAAAGACGCAAACGGAAACTGGAAACAGAAGTCCAAGGTCCTCAAATCCACCCTGAAGCGTGATGCCCAGAAGGAGCTGAACCAGTGGTGGGACCAGATGGAGGAAGAGGTAGACCAGACCCCAAAAGACGAACTGGACAGACCTTTGCGGGAGGTTGTGAATGACTACCTCGACTGGCAGCTGACTAGCAAGGAGATACAGAGGTCGAGCCACGACAACCAAGCCTACACCATGAACAGTACCGTCTATCCTTATATAGGCGATATAATGTTCCGCTCTCTTGACAGAAGAGATATTAACGCATGGATGGCAAAGCTCTTCAAGAAAGGTCTGAAGGAAAGCACCGTGCGGAGGTCGTACAACACTGTCCGCAAGGTCTACGCCTACTACTACAAGGTCGAAGAGATTGAGAAGAACCCTTTCGACCATGTGAGAGCACCCAAGAAAGGCAAGCCGGACCTGTCCTTCCTGGATAAGGAAATGATGGACAACCTTCAAGAAGCCCTGCAGAACGATTTTGCTTCAGGTGACGCGATGCAGACCGCCTTCTACATCGCCCTTTTCACTGGCATGAGAAGGGGTGAGATATGCGGCCTTAGATGGAAGAACATCGATTGGGACAAAAAGGAGATTAACGTCGATACGGCAATTGCCGTTGCAAAGAAGCACACCTACACCAAAGGCCCCAAGTCCGCAAACGGAGTCCGCGCTATCCCCATCCTCCCGCACCTCGAAGCGATACTGAAGGAGAGGTATTTCTACGCGGGCGATCCAGAACCAGGCTGGTATGTGGTAGGTGAAGAGGACGAATACATGGACCCAAGGCACCTGACCTACTCTTTCAAAGAGTTCTGCGAAAGGAACGATATTACCGACCACTACGGCAAAAGACCTACTTTAAAAGGTTTGCGGCACAATTTCGCAACCATCGGAGTCAATTCCAACGTTGACATTAAATCCATGCAATACATCATGGGCCATTATTCAGCATCCATGACATTGGACACCTACGCAGCAACCGACCCAGATATGGTGCGGAAGGCTGGTGCGGTAGTTGCTTCCGCCTTCGATGAAAAGATGGACGATTTCCGCATGGAGAACCTTACATAGGCAAGAAAAAAAGGGCTGGTGAAATATCCAGCCCTTATCTTTTAAGCAAGTCCCGCATTGACCAGTATTTCATATATGTCGCATAATGCCTGGTCGTATTCTGCTTGGGTGTTCTTCTTTTTTCTTTCATCTTCTGTTAGAGGGACGAGCCAAAGCCAGCCGTCATCCGCATCGGTTGTTCCATATTCATTGAAATCAGGATTACTCTCTATCGTCCCATCTTCATATCTGTATTCCATTCGTACCTCCTAAGCTGTGGGGAATGTGATTGACCCAGCATAATAATTACCAGCCGCGCTGCCGTACACATTCATGTTTCCGTTGGTATCGATGCGGAGAAGACCAGATATGTTGCCAGTACTCATGTAGCATAGGGAACCGAAAATCTGCTCTGTGGGGATATAGCCGCTTGGAAGAGTGCCAATGCAAGTCCAGCTGGTTGCGGTGTTTATAAAATTGATGCTCAAAGTGACCATCTTGCCAACCTTGCGATATTCGCATCTCTGGCTGCTCGTGTATCCAACACCAGTTGGAGTGAACCTAATCCAACCAGAATCAGTGAAGAAATCGGTCACATCGGTTCCGTTGACAATAAGGGAAGACCCGCTCAACTCCTGGCCTGAATAGATAGGTCCGCTGTTGTAGAGTTTGCCGTTAGAGATGTTCCAGCTCAACTGCCTGGAATAACTGCTGCCAGAATAGTCCGCGTCATAAGATTTGAATCCGACGTTGTTGTTTCCTCCAGAACCCAAAACCCAGACTTCCCCAGTATCCATAGTCCCTTTTATGATGGGTGTGTATGCCTTGTTGCTTGTGTCTAGTGTCCCATCGATATTTATCAATGCGTTGCTTGCGGCAGCGGATGCAAAAGTCATCCCAGAATATGGAAGGGTTAGTTTCCCTCCAACAGAAAGGCTTCCAGAGAGGGAGGAATCACCAGATACTGCCAAATCCCCTGCGGCAGAAAGTTTCTTGCCAGTCCGCAGATTGTTGGGAGTATAGGTTTCAGAAGAACCAAGTACCAATTGATTGACCAAAGTGTTGTCATCCTTGTTCCAGTTGGAGACGAAGACTTCTCCAGCTTTCTGGATGCCAAGGTTACATTCGTAATTGACACCATCGGTTCCCTTTTTCCTGCCTTGGAAAGCTGCGTCGTTTGTATATACCAGAACCTTGTTTAAATTGACGGTCATACCGTTGTCGTCTTTGTTGGAACCAGCCACATTCTGAATCTTGATTAGATCGGTAGAACCATCTGCTAAGGACAAGCTGTTTCCCAATGCTATTTTGTAGCCAGACTCGGAAGACAGGTTCCCAATAATCAAATTCGAATCCTCTTCCTTGATATAGTCCGTGGCAACCTTGGCTGCGTCATCCGCGGACTGCTGTGCCTGTTCCGCCAAAGTCCGCACTTCCGCAATCAAAACCTTCAGTTTCGAAGATTCGTCCTCGCTGATTTGGTCCTTCACTCCGTCGAACCATTCCTCGAACCTTTCAAGTGGTGTCGTGAGGTCCAGTTTTATGTCGGAGTAAGGGCAAACGTCCGTGCCGCGCAAGTCTTGGAAGTCGGATTCCGCGATCTTGACCGCACCAGCTGGGATTCTAATTCTGCACAAAGGTATGTCCTTGATTAAAGTCGTGTTCGCGTAGGAAGGTTCTCCCTCCCCTTCCGCTCCTTTGAGGGTCTTGATAAAGGCAGTTCGCTTGCCTTTGTCTATGCGGATGACGATGAGGTCAATTCGCTCCTGCATACCTCCAAGTTCCAGTGGATAGGTGGTGTCCGCGGTGAGACGGAAGAGACGCCCCCAGACGAAGGCGTCTCCCGCACTTATCTTCACACCTATCGTGTCCTCTACGATGGATGGTTTGAGGGAATCAGGAGCATTGAGGACGATTCCGTCTTGGAAGAAGCAGGAGAACATGGTCGCAAAATCGTCGGAATTGTAGAGTCGGTCGTAGATTCCATCGACCAGCTCCGCATCCCAGAAAAAACTTAGCTCTGCCATTCATTCCTCCTAGTTGATGTTCGATTGTTTGTAGGTGCCGTTATCGCGGCAATAAAGATAACCTGTCTGGTAGGTTCCGTCGTTCTTGCGGTACATCATGCCTGGGACGTATGAACCGTTGACCTTGATGTAGCAATTGGCCGCAAGCTCCCATACCGCATACAGTGTCAAGTCCGCGTCTTCGGTGTAGTTCGCACCAGACTCGTAGGCAACCTCTCCAGTAGAGGTCTTGGCCCAACCCACGAACTTGTAGTTGTTGCGGGTCGGACCCGATTCAGTGAGAACCAAAGTCTGTCCGTAGGTCTTGGTCTGGCTCGCTGGCGCGTTGCTGCCGCCGTTCGCGTTGTATGAAACTGTCCAGGTGTTTATCTTCCAGACCGCGTAAAGGGTGACTGCTTCGTCCTTGGTGTAGTATCCGCCCGCGCTGTAGGTGGCGGAAGTGGCCGTGCTTGATGCTGACCAACCCTGGAAGGTGTAACCTGTCCGTGTCGGTTTCGTGGAAGACAGAATCAAGGTGGCTCCATGTGTCTTCGTCTGGTCGGAAGGTTCTCCTGAACCACCATTCGCATTGAAGGCAACGATGTAGGTGATGATTTCCCATACCGCGTATAAAGTCGCGGATGTGTCCGCAGAATAACTTCCGCCTGGTTGGTATACAACCGAACCATTGGATGAAGTGGCCCATCCTTTGAACGTGCGGCCTGGATAAGTCGGTATAGTGGCAGACAATGTGAGTTCTGTTCCCGCCTGTTTGGTCTGTGAAGCAGGTGCGCCGCTACCACCGTTGGAGTTGTACGAGACTGTGTAGGTGATTCGCTCCCAAACCGCGTACAGAGTAAGCGCGGAGTTGGTAGTATATGAAGCACCTGACGCATAGTTGACCGAACCAGAAGAAGAGGTTGACCAACCCTTAAACCTGTAGTTGGTGCGGGTTGGAGTGCTGCTGGTTAGGGTGAGTGTCTCGTTGTACCACTTGGTCTGTGAGGACGGTGCGTTCGATCCTCCGTTTGCGTTGTAGGAAACGGTGTAGGAGGTTTTCGCTGGAACGGTCACTGTTCCGTGTGAAGTCCAGAGCTGGCCAGTCATATAACTGGATTTGTTGTTCACGTATCCCCAGACTTCCACTGTATAGGCGGAATGTCCTCTGTCATATGTTTTGGAACCAGAAGCTATTGCCTTGTAGGTGGATGCTCCATATGCGGAATAGAAGCTGCTGGTTCCAGAGGAAATTACTGTGTAGGATTCTCCAGACTTCATGAAACAGAAGTCGGAATAAACGTTTGAAATATCGAAACCCCAACTGACGGATTCAATGCCTGAATTGGCTGAAATTGTGAAAGTGGTGTCGGTCTGGCTTGTGCTGTAATCGCACCTGGCCCGCCAGTGGTTCGATGTGCTAGAACGTACTGTTGCCATTGGCTACCTCCTAGCTAAGAATATGGATATAAATGTCTCCATCCACACCTAGGCTGTCGGAAGGTGCGGAGGTGCCAGATCGGATTACTGGCTGTGCGGCTATGGTCTTGTTGGCTGCCGCAATGTCCTCCTTGTTCTGGTCAACCCCTGATTGTGCGGTGTTGACAAGATTGAGAAGGTTTCCCGCCGCGTCGCTTGTTAGCTGGTCCTTTGCGTTGTCGAACCAGGTGTTGAATTCCGAATCGTACTGCTTGAAAAGACCTGTGGTGGAGATTTGCGAAACCACACCCTCGACGATGCCGCAATAGCTGTCGTTGAATCTAAGGTCTGTAATGTCCGCGTCGGTCCATGAAGTCTGTCCCGCCGCGACGTTGACCTTGGCTAGAACCAGGTCGTAGATTTCGTTTGTGCGGGAAAATGCTGGCTCCTTCGGTGATGCCGCGGGATCGCCCTTCACAACCTTCACTTCGATGAGTCTTTCCGAAAGGTTGAGGGAAAGGCAAACGAGGTCGATTCTGGGGTAGATGCCGTCACCGATTGCCATTGGTATGGCAAGAGGGTCTTCCGCGAGATTGTAGAAATAACCGTTGATGTAGCCAGAGCCTTGTTTCACCGCGAGGGAGGTTCCGTTTGCGACAACCTGTAGGGAAGTCGCTGGATTGACGAAAACCCCGTTGCCGATGAAGCTTGAAAAATAGCTGGCTAAATCCGCGGAATTGTATGTGCGGTCATATGTACCTGAATCGGTCATCTCCGCATCGAAGAAAGAATAGCTTTCTGCCATTATTATTTTACCTCCGTTAGATATTTGGCCTGGATGTCCTGACCAACCGTGTAGTTGACTTCGATTTCACCCTGCTCGTCGATGAAATTGATTTCGGAAACCCAGTCGTTGGCCCGCATGTTATATTGCTTGTCCATGATCGTGACCATTGCTCCCAGGTCGGAAAAATCTGGAAGTCCGTAGGTCTTCAATATCGTCTGGGCTTCAAGGGATTTAATATCCGCCTGGGTATAGGTGTACGCCTTGGCAAGAAGCTTCTCCCTGTATGTGGATTCATCCATTTCCGTTTCGGTTCCGTCGCTGTTCTTCACCGTGCGGGAAAGGTTCTCTTCTTCCACGAATTTTTCCCTGCGGGAGATTCCTTTGTAGGTTTCTTCTCCCTTGGTCATTTCGTAGATTTCGTCATCACCCAAAATGGTGACTACGTTGATTGTGGATTTGGATGACCTGATGTAATCGAGTGATGCCGCGTTGTCGTATTCACGGCTGACTATGAGAGGATTCTCACTCTCCCAAGTTCGGTTCAAACCTGTCTTCACTTCGAACCGTGTCTCTTTTGCTTTTGGGCATTTCACATCGAAGCCGATTTGCATACCGTCCGTGCAGTCGTTGTAGACACACAAAGTGGAAAGGTCATCAAGTAGTTCGTCACCGTATAGAAACGCGCTTGAACACGCTGGCGTTATCGAAAGGCTTGTTTCCTTTACGGAACCAAGGACCTTCCTTCTTTCCAGAACTGGGTTGGCGGCTTCGTCCTTGACCAGCTTCTTCATCCAGTATTCGATGGATTGCGGTTCACTGCCGTCGGTGTTGTAGTTGTCGGTAAGAATCCTGTAGGATAGGATGTTTTTCAATTCTGAACCGTAGGCAATGTATGTGGTTGCTCCGTTTTCATCGGTCGTATAGTCCACGCTGTCGATGATTCCGCAAATGTCCTCGTCAACCCAAATCATCCTATAAGGTGCAAGGAGTTGGGATACCCCAGTGGTGAGGTATCCCTTCAGAGTCCATGTGCCTACCTTCTTGAATGATTTAGTGAAGTCGAAGGATGAATAGTTGTCGATGATGCCTATACATTCCGAAGGCTCGCTGCCTTCGATTTCGTAAATTCTGATTTCCATGTTTACACCGCCATATATTTTGGGGTGTATTCGATGGAACAACTCATGGTTCCGTCCGAATCCTCGCCGCATCCGTAAGTGAAAACGGATTCGCCAAGACCTATCTGCAGGAATGTGGAACCGAGATCCAGTTTGTTCAACCAGTTCTCGTCCTTATCGATATTGCGGCAGGTCTTGTTGGCATAGTCGGTGTTTATGACAACCTCTTCTCCGCTCTCTATGGTTTCGTTGAGAAGAAGTTTTTCGTTTGTGGTGAGGTTGGTTATGTAGGGGTTGACCACATCCCCGTTGATTGCCTTGAAGGTGATTTTCAAGCCAGACTTGACCTCTCCTTCATTGGTGATAGAAGCAACCTTGCTTGGATTCCTGTGGCCGAAGGTGAACTTCTCCCCTACTGGATTGGAGTAGACGAAGTGGAAGTCCTTCACCCATGAAGCAATATCGACTTTTACGGAACCGTCTACTGGTTCGTAGAATGGACTGTAGGAAACACATTCGATTTCGAAGTAGGCAAGTTGTTCGTTGTTCTCGTAGAACTTGGTGGAATAGGCTATGGAGGTGGTTGCGGTCGTGGTCAACACCATCTTGTTGTTGACGATGATTTGGAAGTCG